CGTATCACTAACTAAAGGAGACATACACATACCAGCTTTTGTTTCTATAGGTAAATTATAATAACTACCCATGAAAATAGTTATAGTATGTGCTACTTTACTAATTCCTTTAAATAGTGTTGGAACAGACTCAAGGGAACTTCCCATGATATCTCGTGTAACAAATAAGGCAGGGGTTTTTCCAACAAATATATCAGTAGGTAAGAATTTTCTGAAATCTTTCATAGAACCTCCACTTGTAATAAAACAAAGTGTAAAATCTGTTCCAGGAATATTATATGAAAAAGATTGAGAAATCTTATCCCGAAAAGTACTACCTACTTCCATTTTACCATTCTTAAAACATTTAATAGAAATATCTCTATTCCCATGTTCATATATAAAATGAGTTGGAATAAGAACAAAGTTTGAAGTTAAATAAAATCCCAACGTTGTCTTATTTTTATCAGACACAATACCAATAATATTGGTCTTCATAGAGGCAATTAAATTTTCAGGACTAGTAGTTTTTGCCGGAACATCCATAGGTAAAGCAGTACATTCAGCAGCCAACCATGGATTCTCCTTATCATTACGTTCCTGGACTTCAGAAATATTTTGGGGATCTAGTCCAGTATGTGTTTGTAACTTGGAATATCTATTACGTAAAAGTGCTAAAATAATGGCAATAGCACCTAGACCAATAATAGCATAAGTAACTTGCCACTGATTAGTATACGTTTTAACAACATCTTTTAAATCTAGAATCCTTTCACGTATCATCATTTTATATGTTTGCACAGTACAGCAAGTATACAAATACATCGTAAATAAACCTGACAAAATCCAAACACATGCTAAACAAGGAATTCCATAAGACAGAACTAAAATCATCAAGAAAATAAAAATATTTCCAGAAATTAACGATTGTTTTAACTCCTCACGCCAGAAAAATAATCCACATTTAAGTACATAAGGATGGCAAATAACACTCTCTGGCATAAAGTCAAAGTTCTCCCATCGAGTACATAATGAATTCGCTGCCAATATGGCAGAGGTTAACCCTCTCTCATAAAACTCCTTGATACGTTCAGACTTTGATTTTAAAAAACCAATTGATTTATAAGAGTTCCATTCACCAGCATGCGGTTCAAGAGTTTTACACTTTTCACAATAAACCATACCACAAGAAGAACATTTCTCAGGCATAGCATCCTGATTACTAATATACATTTCTTGTTCCTCAAAATGTTTCTTAGAAGCATGTTGTACCCAATCTAGATAAGTATCAATATCAACATCTTTCATAAGTTTGCCATTATGGGTAATACACTTCAAAGCTTCAGGAATAACATTTCTTCTGTTTTGGGCATGATACACCCTAACTGATAATTTCCATACATCAGGTTTTGGTGTCAATCCAAATTTCGCTATAATCTTCTCAGAAGATAATATTCCATCAGTACAAAAC